CCATCACCGCCTCAGTGACTACATTGCCTTCATCGTCAAGAACGGCTGGCGTGACTTCGTATTCCTCATCACGCATTGCGTCCTTCGTGCCTACAACCGCCTCTGGTACTACTTCTTGTGCTTCGTGAGCCAAGAAACCATCGACACGCTCGCCAGTGTTAATCCACTCGAAGTTAACAGGCTTGAGTGCTTTAAGACGGTCTGCAGCACCTGTCACAGGTTGTACGTCAGTCTTTAGGCGGTAGTCGGAGGTTGTGCTGTAAGAGGTTGATGTTGTGGTACAAGCAATCGTGCCAATGCGAGTGCCACCATTATTGTTGAAGCGCATAGCGTCATACGCACTGTTGGTAGTCGGCTTCATGCCAATGCCAGCAAATTGTGATGGCAAAAAGTGCTGGTTATAAAAGCAGTTTTCAATCTGTGTTGTGTCACCTTGTGCGACAGAGCCGTTGCTAAGTATACGCATCCGTTCTGTGCCGCCAGATGTGCCATCAGTAAATGTCAAGACACCGCCAGAATGATACTGGATGCTTGCTTCATTTGAGCCGCCGCTGAAAAGCCTGAGATTTTCAGTGCCGCCAGTTTGAAGGCTAATAAAAGAACCGCTTGTTCCATTCGTTGTAAGATTTGTGTACCCAGATATGCTGACAGGCGAACTCGTCCCGATGCCCACGTTGCCGCTTGTGTCCATAAAAAGCCGAACAGCATCCGCAGTCATATCAATAATTTGAAAGCTGTCGCTTGCTGAACCTCTGATGCCAATAGCATATTCTTGGTCAGCGTTTTTGTAATATGTGTAGGCTGTTCCAGTTGCGGATGCACTTTCCAGCTTTAAACTAAAATCACTGCCACTAGAATAGCCGTGAATTTCTTGCGAAGGCGAAACAGTCCCCACGCCCACCCGATTATTCGTGCTGTCAACATACAAGGTATTGGTATCAACCGTCAGGTCACCGCTAACAGTGAGGCTGTCGGCTTGCGGAGACTCAAGCGCAATTGCGCCGGTGCTGACGTCCTTAAGATCCGCCATCAACTCGCGCACAGCGTTGTTCAAGTTTGACGCGGCGCACCCTTCGTCAATATTTATTGACTGAATGTCCGTGTTTGAGCCGGCCGTTGCCGAAAAATCGCGGATCGAGTTCTTAGCCATTATCTATCTCCTGTCAAAAGACCGCTAAATCCACCAACAGCGCCACCGTAGCCGCCGGCGATTTGGCCTGCCCTGCGCATCCGTGCCTGTTCTTTGATCCGGCGCTCCATCAAGCGATCAAGAAACGCACGCTGTTGCATAGGATCGGTGCTAAACAAATCACGCGACAATGCCTGCCCGACTTTGCCAGATGTGGTTGCCCTATCTGTCACGCGGCTGAAGATGCTTTGAGCGGCCGGTATTGGGTTGCCCATGAGCATCGATGAAACCGCATCTGCGCTCTGCGAAAGGTTTGCAACGTCTTGTTGCCGCAAAGCAGTCTGGCTTCCAGCGTTTGGCGCGGTGCGTGCGCGTGTTTTGACTTGCTCTGTGCGCGCCAACATACGCTTTTCAAATGCCTCAAAAGTTGCATCATCAGGGAACGCGGCGCGAAGAAGTTTGCGCTGTTTTTTGTTGCCAAATATCTTTCTGCCGGCATCCGCCATGTCTGCGGTGTTATCCACGCTGTTGCGCACAGCCTGTGCCACACCGATGCGGAATGCTTCTTTTTCAGAAGTAGACATTTTGGCTACTTTGGCCTCTAACTCATCCGGCTTCATTTTGAAGAATGACTCGCCATCATCGATGGCCTCGCGAAGACGCGCATCACCGGCAAACTTATTTCGAGCCACTTTATAAGCGCTGACTTCATCGCCGGCTTCGTTCAAAATCTTAGGAGACGCGTTGTCAATAATGTCGATAAACTCTGCGCGCGCACCCTTTAATCCACGCTCAACGCCACGACCAATTGATGTCTTTGACTGCCCACGCTTGCCAAGACCCATGACTTCGTCCAAGCCCATTTTGATGTAGTGCATTTCGCGCAGTGACAGATTGGCCAGTTTTTCGCCGTTAATGATTTGCTTTGCAGAAGGCATATCAACGCCATCAAACTTGGCAAGATTGCGCGCTTGTTCAACCGCCTCATCAAAAGCCGGCAGAGAAAACAGGCGGCGCATATCATCTGTGACATCAACCGTGACAGGTTTGCCGTCAATATTAAATGCCGCCTCATAATCGCCAGTTGCATTTTTGGCTTGCCGTGCGGCAATTGCATCAAGCGCTTCTGATGCGCTTTGACCGCCAGCCAAGACCTCACCAACATCGTTTGCAATCTCATCGCCAAGATTAGCCGCGCGGCGATCCAATGCCTCTGTTGCAATGTCAGCGCCTTCACCAGACACGGTGCTTGCGCCGCGTGCCAGCCGGCGGGTTGCTTCGCCAGCAACGTCAGGGATCATCGCGTCTGTCACGCCCATCGCGGCAGTATCATCAAGAGCCTGCTGGACAGCCTGTGGGGTCGTGCCGGCCTCTTCCAGCGCTTGAATTGCTTTGAGGTCTGCCATGCTTGCGGCGGCTTTATCAGACACGCCAGAGCGTGCGCGATCAAACACAGACTTAGCGCCGCCAAGAACCGCAGGGGCGGCCGCGCCTACAGCACCGCCAAGCGTGCCACCGACCAATCCGCCAGCAACACGCTCACCAGCCGTCTCGCCAGCACCAGCGCCGGCTATTGTGCCTTCAACAGCACCTGTAGCGCCTGCCAGACCAGCCGTGCCAGCCTTTTGCAGTATCTTGCGACCAACAGCAGTTCCGGCCGCTCTAGCACCACCTACGCCGCCAGTAACCAGCCCACCGCCGATTTCTGCGGCAAGTGCGGTCATTGGGTTTTCATCCGCAAAGTCTTTGACGTTTTCGCGAATGTTCCCGACGGTTTTGTCATAGTCGCCAAGAAGGCCAAAACCTGTGCGCAAGCCGGCTTCTAACTCATCACCGAAGCCAAGAAGGAGACCCTGCCCAAGAGCGGTGCGCGCTAAGTTAGCGCCATAGCCATCATCGCTTGTTTTGCGCTTTTTTTTGTTATCGACAGACTTACGCTCTTTCGCAATGCGGTTAACAAACTCTTGCTGTTGCCGCTTGGTCATATCCTTAAAAGAGTCATCAACCTCAACCGTGCCAACGCCGTCGATTTCAATCTCAATCATTATTTTGACCCTTTCACGGTGAAGCCGACATCGTCAGAAGTGATCGGCGTTGCATAGTCTGTGAAGTCGAAAGCATCGATGCCCTGCGACTTGCGCCGGCGGTTGATGTTCCGCTTGCGAAGTTCAATGGCACGCTCGTTGATCTGGCGAAGCCGCGCTAGTTGTGTGCGGACAATCTCAGTATCATTTTTGTTTGCGATGATTTCGTTCAGCGCGCGCTGGGCGTCACCTTCTGTCTGGACACCTTTGTTGAGCCGCAGGGTGTCGTTTCGCAGTTTTTCCAAGAATGTGTCAAACGCGGCAGAGTTCCGCTCTTCTTCGCCAGCCGCACCGAAGAACCCAAGCGTGCTGTCGACAAGGCCTTCGCCGAACCCAAACTTGAGTTTGCCGTCATCGATCATGCCAATGTAGCCATCAAGATCGGTCAAGATGCCTTGCGAGGTGTCAATGGCGTAGAAGTCATCGTCTTCAGCCGTCTGCGCTTTTGTGCTTAGACCTTTGTCTTTCTTCGCTTGGTCTTTGGACTTTTGCTCTGCGGCCACGATCTCATCATAAACATCAGAGCGTTTCACTTTGATGTTGCCGTCAGCGTCTTTGGTGTAGGTGTATTTGCCGTCACCAAGCAAACCGCCTTCCATCTTTGGCTTAGACTCATAAATGGTCTTCGGGTTTGTCGGGTCAGACAGATCCAGCAACGCGCCGCCAACAACCTGAAAGTTGCGCCGGTTCAAAGCATCTTGACGCTTTTGTGCCGCGTTAAAGTTCTTTATGCCCATATTAAGACCTTGCGCCAGAGCGCCACCCATAGACACAGGCCGGCCAACTTGGGGCGCGCCACCGGCTAACAATCCGGTCGCCAGACCCAAAATGCCCTGAGTGCGTGGATCATTGAAGTCGCCGCCAAGAAGGCCAGAGTTAATATTTGTTCCGCCGCCAAATGCCATTTGCGTCTCCTTACATTAATCCAAGAAGCCCGCCGCCAATCGCACCGTAAAGCGGATTGAAGCCAAGCGATGATGCAAGTTGGTATCCGCCCAACACGCCGCCTAAACCGGACGCGGCCTGATTGCGGAACACCGGCTGGATCTGGTTTGACCCAACCGTCCCGCCACCGACCAGCGACAAATACTGCTGTAGTTTCTGCGCATCGCGGTTTTGCTCAAAGTTGAAGCGGTTTACTGCATCCTCAAGTTCAGCCTGTGCTTGGCCTTCACGCGCCGCGCCAACCTGACCAAGTTGCTGTAGGTCAAGGTTTTGCATCTGCGGGGCTTGCCCAATTGCGGCTTGCTGTGCCTGCAGAGCGGCCGGTGCAAGGGCGGCCGCCAAAGCCTGCTGGTTTGCACCAGAGCCGTAACGGCCGGCTTTAGAAAACTGGCTTTGAACAGAGTCAATCACCGGCTTGAAGGCCATGCTGACGAGCGGGTTTGTCCCCATCAGGTTTTGCATAACAGCCGATTGTGTCTGAGCCGTCATGCTGTTTGGGTCAAGCGCACGCGCTCTGATCCCCTGCAAGGCCATCTCGCTTTCAGGCGAAAACCCTACAACCGTTGAGGCTGGATAATAGTTCGGCATATCGGCTGTGTACTGCTGTTTTGCTTGAGACAAGCCATACTCAAGAAAAGGCAACGCATAATCAGGCGGTTGAACCTGAGTGTTGACAGTTTGTGCGCCGCCGCCGCCACCACCTTTAGACATAATCTTTCACTCCTATTGTTGCGGCTTCTTGATAGCCGTCCAAAGCACGAACCCAGCCGCGCCGTCCTATAATTTCGCACGCTTGACAGCCCCAAGCCTTCGACCATTCGATTGCCTGTTGCTCTAGCGCTTTTAATGTTTGCAAATTGCCGCCTGCCAGCCAGAAGCGAAGCGTGCGACGTTGCGGATAGTCGATGATCTCTGTCACCAAGCCAGCGTCTTCTGCCGGCCAAAATTGAGCGTCACCGTTTTTCACCAACTCAAAGATGTCATCCAGAGTGTGTGAGCCGTGAGCGTATTCAAGTGCGTCCGCAATCCATCCGGCGCATCTTTGCCACTCATCCAATAATGATGTAGTCAAATGTGCGATCCGTCTGGGTGTTGCTGGCGTGTGTTACCGTGAACGATTGCTTCGCACGCGTACTTACATATATCGTCCCAGCGCCTATCTCTGCCGCCGCATTTGCGGTTGTCGGCATCAACAGGATCACGCTGTCCAAACCAGCACGATAATCTGTGACTGAAGTCGTGGCCGCGCTGGCGGTGCAAGTGAACGTTCCGGTGCTGTTCAGTTTGCCGTCCAGCACACCGTTCACAACCTGTGAAATTTCACGCGGGTTTGTTGCCGCCGCAGGAAGCCGGCGAAAGTTAGCGTCTGCCAATTGTCCGCCCTTCCATGTCGAGGCCTTGCGCAAAAGTCCAATTGCCTGAAATATTCATGCGCGCGCGGTGGAAACGTCCCTGCACGCGATGCTCACAGAAACCTTCGTCTGTCAGGCTTGAGCCTGTGTCATAGGTGTTTGTATCGTCCTGCCGGTCACGCGACCCAACTTGCATGGTCACACTACCGTCGACAAAGTAAGGCACAGTTCTTGTGACAATTGTGTGCCGGTTCGGCGTTAGCGGATATTCAGCCGTTTCAATAGTTCCTGCCAGCACACTTCCAGTGAAGCCATAAATTTTGTTATCGAAACTGCCGCCAAAGAAAAAAGTCCCGCCTTTATATAGAGCGGAGTCAAGCGGCGCAGGGAGCGCGTCCAGACTCGCCGCAAGATTGTCCAGCGCGTCAAGTGTATAAGCAGGTGTAAATAGAGGCGCGATGAGATCCGCTTGAACTTCCAAGATTGACCAGCGACCCAGCGCGTAATTGTAAACCAAAATCTTGTCGGGGACATCATCAGGAGCGCTGTTTGATACATAAGACCAAGCAACAATCTGGTTTGATGGATCAACCGCCGCAGACATACGATCAGTGTGTGCATCGTCAAAATCCTTAAAGAAAAACTTGTCCACTTTCTCAGCGCCAATCGGAATGGACTTTGTGCCGTCAAAGGCATAGAACCCATCTTGCGACAGGAAAAATGTCATGCCGCCAACTGAGGTCACGCTGTTTGGATATGGACAGCCGCGTGATGTTTCCACGCGGTTGATTTCGTAAATAAGCGGAGAGCCAACGTAATAGGCAACGGCGATGGCACGCTCCATCAATATGACCGCCCTCTCACCGCCGGAAATGCCGGTGATAGCCCCTGCATCAGGAATTATTTGTGCATCAGATTGATCCGTGCCGATTGTCCACGAAGTCTCATCATTCAGGCCTGACCAATGCACCTTATTTGGCACACGGCCTGTGCCGTCATCGATGTCGGCAAACCAGATCTGGTCACGCACCACCGCGCAGTAGTTTGCTTTTGGCGGTGAGCCGGTCAAATCGGAAAATGCAGACGCGCTTCCAAGATCATAAACCTGTGGCGCTTCACCAACACCGCCGGTGGCAATTACCTTCTCGCCGAACTGGACAAACCGCCAGCGATCTGCCCCTGCAAGCGTATATGCGGGTGTGCCGGCTTTTGAAACGTCACTTAGGTTGCTTGTAGCCTGATCAAACTTGTAGAGTTTGCCGCTATCGCCAGCAAACAGTGAAACCGTAGCATCGTTGTCCTTTGCCGCCAATATGCCTCTGATCCGATCATCGGCCGCATTTGAAAAAGGCACAAAACTAGGGAATGACCGATAGCCGTTTGCGGCTGGAATGACATTTGTTGCCACAGTCACGCCATTGTTATTTAGCGGTGGCTGATCCGGCATCCATTCTCCAAATCTAATCATTGCGACAACCAGACCTCACTACCTTTTTGAACCTGAGACCAAACTTCTGAGCCGGCGGCAACATCTGTCCACTCTTCAGCCCCATTGCTTATTTCCGACCACTCTTCGCTTCCAGCCGTCACGGCCGACCATGTTTCGCCGCCAGCAGAAACCGAAGACCAATCCTCACCCAATATTTTGCCGGTCAATGTCGCTGTAACCGCCGCAGTTGCGGCCACCGACATGACAAACTCGCCGACAAACCCCGCGCTTGCTGTGACAGCAATATCGGGCGTTGCCGTAAAGCCGCGAACCGGCGTAATAGTGCTTGTGCCGGTAAGCACAAAAGACTCACTTGCATCAAACGGCCTGACGCGGCCGAAGTCTGCTGTCGCTGTAACCGCAAGCGATACCGCCGCATCCATGCTGGCAATAAAGTATGCGATAGCGTCAACAGACGCCGCGCCGGTAACATTTGCAGACATCCCGCGCAAACGGTGAAAATCGTTTGTCGCTGTGACTACGCCATTGACCGACGCCTCAGCAAGACGCACACGCGTGCCAACAGCCGTGCCGGTCACCGCCAGTTCCGGCGATGCGCTTACAAACTGTTGTCGCACACCGATGGCCGTTCCGGTCACCGATAGGCTGGCAGACGCGCTATCTAAGCGCTGACGCAATGATGTGGCGCTGGCCGTTACAGATGTGCTGGCCGATGCCGTGTCGAACTGAACGCGCTTGGCATCTGCGGTTGCAGTAACCGCCAATGACACGCTTGCGTCAAACTCAATGGCAAAGACCATTTCGGCTTGTGTAGTCACAACGACACTCGCCGTTGCGCTCATATTTTTTATGCCGAAAGTGAAGTTTGTATCGACATTGCCGTAGGTGTCGAGCGCATCAAAGTTGGACACAAACGCGTCCAAATCCTCAAGAGTCAGATTTGTTAGCGTTGCATCCGCTTTGAGCAGATCACTATCGTTGTCAAAAGACCCGACAAACGCATCAAGAGAGCCTGTCAGTTCATCAAGATTAGGCTTGCGGATCGGCATGACTCACCCCTTAAGAAGCGGTGACGTCTAGATCACCTGTGTTAATTTTAAGGACATCCCCTGAGGCAATTGCTTTGCCTGTCGAAAACGCTCCATTCAAAAGTTGATTGCCTGCAGTTGAGGCGTCATATAAAGCCCAATGCGTGACAGTCCCCCAAGAGCCGGTTGCGGCTGAAAACTCAATGGCGGCGCTGTTAGATGTTGTGCCACCTGATGCCGCGCTGAACGAAACCGCTACGCGTGCGTAGCCGTTGCCTGACAACTCAGTGCCAGAGTCATCGTCGTTCATTGATGCTGTTGAAAGACCTAAATAGACCGTTGCCGGCGCAGTAAATGTCGCGTTTCCTGTGACGACATCCAGCACCTTGTTTTCGGCATAATCAGAAAGTGCGCTCATTTTTTACTCCTTAAATACTGGCCTGCCGTTGATAGATTGATTGGATTTGCAACGCCCCTGTGCCGTATGAAGCGCGTTGCTCGTCTTTGCGGATCTCTTCAATGATCCGGCTGAACTTCTGGTCATAAAGTTGAGCGCGCTGGTCATCCATCAGATAGAGGTATGCTTCCACAAGCGCGCCGGTAAGATACGCATCTGGATGACGCGAGAGCATTTGGTTTGATGTGTTTGTGTCTGAAAGAGCGGAAAGGCCGCCAATGTAGACAATTTCTGCGGTGTATCCTGTGTCAGGGATTGGGCGCAGTTTCAACTCAGAGCCGACAACAGAATATGCCTGCGGCTTGCCTGTGCCGGTTGATGGATAAGTGCTGTCCAGCGACACCGGCGACATATATTCAAGAACTGTATTAGGGCTGGTGTTCAGTTTAACTTGGCGGATCTCACGCAGATCGGTAGGCAAACTTGTAAATTCATCACCAGATGTTAAATTTGCTTGGGCGCGCTTCTCTTGGTCACGCGTTTCCAACTCACGCGAAAGACGCGCTTCTGCCAGCGTAATAAAGTCTGGGATTTGGTCGGTGAGATCTGATCTTGCGAGGCTGTTTGCCACCGCAGTTTTCAGTTCTGAATATGTGGTTATTGCCATTACAGCCAGCCCCCGCCTGTCCTAAAATACTTGTTCTCAGGATCGTTCAGCCACCTTGCCCAATCTTTCGGATTGTCGGCTGGGTGTCCAAATCGCTCTTTAAGTTGCAGATAGAGTTGATTGGGGATCTCCGCGACCTTTTGATGGTGGCGCTGGGTGTTCCCAATTAGTTTTCCATACTGCCATTCGTTTGCTTGCCGGCGGTTGCTTTCGATGATGTGGTCAACATTCTGCGTTTGAATGATGGTGGCTTCACCGTCACGGTCAAACTCCATCACCACTTCTTTGCCGGCATCGTCATCTTTTGAAATGATCTTTTTAACTGACATTATTGTCTCCCAGACGAAGAGGGGCGACCGAAGCCGCCCCACTAAGATTAAGAACCGGACAGTCCGATTACTGCCGCGTGCGCCTTAGGCGCATCTGGCATCAGTGTCCATTCACACAGGATTTGGCGCTTGAAGCCATCAGCCAATGTGTTTTCTTCCTGCTCAACGAAGTTGCGGCCGTTCAGCGTGCCAATTGCAACGTGATCAGGGTCGATCAGGTAAACCTTGTCGTTGCTCATAAAACGAGAAGGAATGACCTCAAGTTGACCGAAGTCGTTGAAAAGGATTGAGACAGCCCCATTGAAGGAGATTGGTGAGCGTTCGGTCGTGTTGACCTGATTTGTCACCAAGTTAGTGCCGCTCTGAGTTAGGTCAGAGATGTTGGCGCGATTGCTGGCGGAAGCCACAAGGAGTCGAGGGTTGCCTCCGTCCTCCCAAGCGGCCTGCATCGAGCTGTCAATCTGGTCGAGCGTCAATGCGCGGCTTGTGCCGGTCAGATCGGCGGTGTCAGTGCCATCGCCTGTAGCAAACGCCATGTCTGCAGGTGCATCACCATTGGTGATCCAAGTGATGAGCGATGCAGATTTGCGTGGCTCAGAAGACGAGCGTGCAACGTTGGTGTCGCCGATGGACTTCTCAATGTCTTTACGCAGATCAAGTCCCGCCAAAACGGTTTGATAGGCCACCTCAGATTCGACCCCCGCTTTGCTGACGACCTCAACGGTCTTGCTGATGACAAAACCGCGCGTGCTGATCTGATGGTAATTGCCAAGACGCGACAGGGCTGTAATGCCGGTGTCAGTCATCGCGCTACCTTCGTTGCGGTAGTTGTCAGTTGCGGCAGATGCCAGTTCCTGAACTAGGAACTCTGAGAAAATGCCAGAGTTGGTGCGCTTTTGCGCATTGCTGTAAATTGGGGTCTCATCCGAATCAATTTTTGCAATCGTTTCGGCAAGATCCTCTTTTTCACCAATTTTGGTGACAGAAGTTAAAGTCGCCATGATTACCTCTCTTTAGCGATTGAGTAAAAGATCCACAGCAGAGGCAATTGATCCCTCTTCTGCGTGCCGTTTGCGGAGTTTTTCTCTCCGCCGTGAAGCCACTTCATTCTTTGAGCGTGGAACGCCAGCCTTTGCCATCTTGGGCGCGTTTCGAACCTTTCGCTTTGCCTCTGGGGTCGAAGCGTTGATCTTCGACAACTGCCATGAGTCATAAAGCGCAACAATCGCACGATGATCAGCCGCATTAGCGATCTCATCATCTGTGTATCCAAGCGTCTTTGCGTGGGCGATAAGTTCTGCCCTCTCACTATTCCGGACTTTTTCGTCCTTCCATTGAGGCAGTTTTTGCAACATCAAATCGCTTTGATGTGCCAGATGCTGTCGCATGATTTTTTCATGCTCCCGCGCCTGCTCTTTCGCTACGCGCGCACGCTCAACTTGCACCTTTTGAAGGTTCTCTTTTCGCGTTTGCCAATTCTGGACAAGCCTCGCATATTCCTTCGCGTCAAGGTTCTGATAGGCTTGATCCCAATCAGGCTCTTGACCCAGATCGTTAGTCATCTGTTGCTCAAGTTGCTGAAGCGTTTGACCATACGCATCTCGCAGTTGGCTTGTTTCAGTGCGAACAGCCTCAAATTCCTGCTGTTCAGCCTCAAACGCTTTGCGCGCTTGCGCCAGTTCCTGCGTTTTTCGCGTGTAATCAGCCTCACGCTGATATCCTTTGAGGGCTTCTTCAAGGGTCACATCAACATCTTCGCCGTTCACACGAACGGTGTAGACATCCTGCTCCTCAAATTCGCCCTCATCAAAATCAGGGTCGGCTTGATCTTCTTCTTCCGCGTCCGCCTCGTCCAAGTCATATTCTTGAATGTCATCAGCATCTGCTTCTAAAGGCATCGCCAGATCGGCATCTGTAATTGCTTCATCTGGCGGCATGGCATCCTGCTCATCAGATTGTCCCTGTGGGGTCTGCATAAGAAGGCTGGCCGCTTGTTCGATTGTTAAAGAATTGGTTTCCGCATCGGGTTGAACCATAATTAACTCCATATTTTAAGGTTTAAGACGTTCCTTCGCGAGTTTGCCGTCCTCAAGGACTTGCCTGAAGTGTCCCTTGAGAGCGTCAAGTGCTTGCAAAAGCCGGTAGATGTGTTCGCGTGCTTCGGTGTCAGTGATCGCCGACTCTTTCCACGCTGTCACAAATTCTCTGTCGAGCGTTTCAAACGCTTCGACGATAATAGGGTCGCGCAACAAAGCCTCTGCTTTTGCGGCACGATCCACCTGCTCACGCAGTTTTGGTTCGTTCATTTAGAGTTTCCTGAAGCCTGTCAGACTCATTGGTTTGCGGTAAATGTCCGGACGATAGCCGTACAACTCCACAAAGCGCCGGTTCGCGGCGTCAAAATCAAAACCAGCAGGAAGATTTGCTGGCGCTTGATCTAATCCTGTCTGGCGGTAATAAATGCCGCTAGGTGCAGGATTAACTGGTGTGACCACGCCGCCTGTCGTGCCTGTATCCATGCGGCAGGCGTTCAGATCGGGGTCAAAAATATATCCGTCAGGGCAACGCTGTGCGCCTGTCATCGGGTTTGTCTCTGGCGGCACAACCTCATCATTGCCGCCAAACGGCTCTGCTGGCGGATTTACAAGATTGGCATATTCGCCAGTGTAATCAGGGTCTGGCATACCGGTGTAAGTCACCATGCCAAGTGAGTTATTCAGGTTGAGCGTGCCTAATCCAGCCGGCGCAGAAATGTTGCCGGTTTCAGGATCAATCATTGCACCATCAAGCGCCAACATCCGGCCATATTGTTCGCCTGCTGAAACGCGGGGATCTTTGCCGGTAATAAATCCGACATACTTATCGACAAAACTTGGGTTCGGTGATGGCAGTGCATCATAAATGTCAGCGCGCGTGCTGATAGCCAACTGCGCCAATTCATCGGTCACCGGCTGACCCGCCATGTAATACTGGTCGCCCTGCAAAACAGGGGCTTGCGGCAGTTTGCCAACTCCCTTGACGCCGCTATCGACCATCATGGCCGGCGTGTAATCGCTGGCCAAAACAATAGGCTGGTCAATATCGACCATGTTTGCATCTTCCATCGCCAGCCGCGCGGCCATCTCCGCAGGGGTTTCGGCTTGGTTTGGAAACGATGGAGCAACCGAAGTGCCAAGAGGCGTGTTATAATCAATATTATAACTTGGGACGCCTTGCGTCAGATTGTTCTGCAAAACTTGACCGGCCAAAGAGATGGGCTGAACGCCGCCAAAGTTGACAGTTTTTGATGGCAAGGCGCGGCCGTCAAGGTCATAACTGTTATAGGTCAATGACCCACTTGCTGGGCTTCCAGCGCCCATGTTCTGCGGTGTTGTCCCCGCATATGCGTTCACGTTCCCGCCCAGCATCGCATTCAATTCAGCGTCAAGGGCGACCTTTTCCGCTTCGGTCATCGGCTTTGCGTCGGCCGGCATCCCAAACGCCGCCGCAACTGGCGCGGCCGCTTTGTAAGTCTTCTCCATTGCCAGCGCCTGTTCGGCCGCTTTATTGACTAGAGATTGGCCAGCTTGCGTAAGATTGCCTGCGTTGTTAACCGCGCCGGTTTGGTAATTGTCGAGCGCATTTGCAACCGCGTTTTGCTGTGCGTATGAAGAACCGCCACCTTTTGCGACCGCTTCCGCCGCCGCAACTGCGGCCGTCGTTTGCTCTGATGTCGCATCCTTTAGCGCGCCATAGTTTGCGCCCTGTCCCCCAGCGCCATCAGAGTAACCAATAGCGGCGTCTTTGGATGTGCTACCTGTTTTTGATACGCCGTCGACGCCGAAGGTTGTGCCTTTTTGCTCTTTGTCGTCTTGACCGCCAGCGCCGCCAGCATCA